CGCCGGTCGTGGTCTGCTGGCCGCTCGTTGGTGCGGTGGGAAATGACAGTGCCATATTGCTAACCCTCAAAGGTCATCGATGTACCACGCGCGCCACGTCGAACCGTCCCAGATCACCCACGGCGACCTGCTGTTGGCAAATGCGGTGGCGATTGTGCTGCCGGCGGGGTCTTTGATCACCACGCTGTTGAATGTCGTGGTGTCCAGCGAACGGACGACAAACTGCGTGCCGGTGGCCATGCCCGTTGGCAGCGTCAAATCCCGGGTGGCCCCAGTCGGCGTCAGCAGCTGCCATTTAGCGTCGCCCTCGGACAGCGTCAGGTTGGTTTCCATCAGCTGAACGTTGATCGTTTCGGTGGGCGGCGGGCCGGTCACGCCGGTCGGCCCTGTCGGGCCACCGCTGGGGCCGGTCGGACCCGTCACGTCGGACACTGGCCCGGTAGGCCCGGTGACCGTTGACTGCGGGCCAGTGCTGCCGGTGGCACCCGTCGGGCCGGTCACGCCTGTCGGGCCAGTGACCGTCGATTGCGGCCCGGTGCTGCCCGTCACGCCGGTCGGCCCGGTCGGCCCCAGGCCGCCGGTAGCACCCGTCGGGCCTTGCTCGCCCTGCACGCCGATTTCGATGAACTGCGATTCGTACCGCACAAAATAGCGGCCGGTCTCTTCGTCCAGCCAGACAGCCCCGGCCACCGTCAGGCTTGGGGCGGTCGGTGCGGTCGGGCCGACGCTGAAAGCGATCCCGCCGGTCGATCCCGTCGGGCCGGTGGCCCCGGTCGGGCCAGTCACCGTCGAGGCGGCCCCGGTCGGGCCTTGGGACAGGTCGATACCACTGGGCCAAGCCCCGGCCGCCTTTGGGCCGTACAGCGTCTTGGCCGACGTGTCCAGAAACAGATCACCGTTGATCCCGACGCCCGCGGTCGGGGCGGCCGTGCCCGACAAGACCGGGCTGGCACCACTCGGCAGCTGATAGAACGGCATTAGGCCACCTCAACCCAAACGCCGTCGTAGCGAACAAAATACTTGCCGTCGCTCGTCGACAGCCAGGTGGCCCCGGCCGACGCCTCTGCCGGTGCGGTCGGCCCCTGGTAGGCCTCGCCGACCCCGTCCGCTCCGGTCGGGCCGGTGGCCGGGCCGATGTAGTCGGTCAGGGTCGACAACGCCAGTTTGCGGGTGGCCCCGCCGTTGACGATCGGCAGCACGTCGGCATCGTTGAGCGTGCCGGCCGAGGTCAGTTGGCTGATTTTCTTGTTTGCCATCAGTGCACCAGTGCCGTGCCCGCTTCGGTGGTCAGGGTGTCGCCGCTTTCAGTCAGCAGGTAGCCGATTGCACCGGCGGTCTGCTTGGTATGGATTCGCACAATCGACCGGAACGCATCGCCGTACCGAAACACCGGCACCCCGCGGGGGCTGGCCACTTCGTATTCCAGTTCGATGGTGCCGCTAGTCTCCACGATTACGTCGCCGCGCTCAGGCTCACCGAACGGCAGATCAGCGGCAGGGACCAGGTAGTCCCGGGATTCCCAGCGTTCAATCACACCGTTCTGGTCCTGGGCCTCGAACTCGCTTCTGCCGATGGTGGCGGTGACGCCTGCCGTGTCGGTGCCCCGCCGGTAGGTCACCGTGGTGCCGGCGGCAGCTTTTAGCTGCCCGGTCATCCAGGCGGCACCGGCTGCGAGCATATCGGGCATGAATCACCTCCACCCCCGCGACGCCCCGGCGGCGCAGCCTTGGGCGTGCGCGCCGGCCGGGGGCCGCGGGAACAATCAGCGGTCGAGCTTGACGTCGACGGTGGCGCTGCCGGTCACGGCCTCGGCCACCGCATAGCCGGCCAGCACGCCGGCTGCGTTGGCGGCGTTGGCAACGCCGCTGGCCGCGTACCAGTAGACGGCCGCGCCGGCCGAAATCGTCTCGCTCTCGCTGCCGCTGCTGGGCTTGGTCAGGCTGAAAATGCCTTCGACAGCCACCGCGCCCGTCTCGCCGCTGGCGATCGGCCGGGGGGCCACGCCAACGAGCGAACCGATCACGACCACGTCGCCGACGGCGACCGCCGACGGGGCGACGTAGTCGATGTAGCCGCCCTTCTGAACCGTAGATGCCATGGTTGAAAACCTTTTGAAAACAGGAAACGGTCGGTTGGTAATGCCCGGCCGGCGGGGCTGCCGCCGGCCGGGCCTGAATCACATCACTCAGACGTCCATCTTGACGCCGGCGAGGTCTTCGGCCTTGGCCACGCCAAAGTCGAAGTAGCCACGCATCTGGACGCCCAGCACGTTGAAGTCGGCCTCGGCCGTCTCCACGATCGGCGACTGCACGCCATTGAGGAAGGCCACCTCCATCACCGGCAGGTCGGCCGGCGACGCCAGCAGGTAGTAGTCGTCCGCGTTGGTCAGGTAGGTCGAACTGACCACCTGGTAACGACCGGCGAAAACGTTCGTGCTGGGCTGGCCGCCCGTGGCACCGCTGGAAATCTGGACGCTGTTCATAAGCTCAGCGGCCGTGATTTCCAGATCAACCGGCACCAGCAGGACCGAGGGCTGGGTGGCCATCGGCTTGCCGTCGCGGTCCTTCAGCTTCCGGTAGAGGGCCAGGGCCTCCTTGAGACCGGCGAGGCTCAACGCCGTGGCTGACGTCTTCTTGTTGCCCTTGGCCACGGTGAAAAAGGCCGAATCGTCCAGGTAGCTCGCCCAGAACACGTCGTTGAGCTTCAGGGCACCGCCCCGCCCGATCCGCTGCGGAACAGCGGTCAGGGCACCCAGGTCGTCGTTGATCAGGTCGGTACGGGTGACGCTGGTCATGATCCCGTAGGTGTCCGCGCTGATCGTCCGCGACTCGTCGGAGGCCGAGGCGCTCTTCAGTTCGCCGCCGTTGGCGACCTGCTCGAACGTGAACCCGCCGTTGAGCCGGTACTGGGTCACGGTCTTGAAGTCGTTGACGCTGCGAACCGCCGAGATGTTCCGCCAGGCGGATTCAACGGCGTCAAAGCCGGCCAACAGAAACTTGTTGACCGTCGCCAACAGGATGCCGCTAATGTCGTGCGTCGCCCAGGCGGCAGCCAGGATCGGCCGCAGCGTGGACGTCGTGACCTTGGCGGGGCCGTCGTAGCCGTTGGCCACGGCGGCCTGGATCAGCACGTCGCCGAGGCTGGTGGAATGGCGGGCCTTGTGGGCCGCCTCCAGCACCTTCTCGCTGTAGTGCTTCTCGACGTTGGGCAGGCTGCCCTGAAGGGCGAACGAGGCCTGCACCACCTCGGCGGTCGGGGGCGCGTTGTCCCGAACGTGGACAGCCGGCGCGGCCGGCCGCTCGTCGCGGGCCTTGATCAGGTTTTCCATGCTGGTGACCTTGTCAGTGAGGCTGGTCAACTTGGCCAGCAGCTCGCTGGTGTCGGCCTTGACCTCGGGGGTGGGGGTAGTCTCAGGCTCCACGGCGACCTCCGCCGTGGCCGCCACGGCCGGGGTCTCGGTGACCTCGTCCGCGGGCTTGGTGTTGGCGTCGTCCGCCATGGGAATCTCCTCTGCCGCATCTGCGGCGATGGAAACGGCCGTGCTGCGATCGGCCCCCAACGTGACAAAAGACGTCTCCCGCAGCGTGGAGGCGCGAACAACTCGGACAGGACCGGTGACGGTCTCGCCGTTGACGGTGGTGGCCTGGTCGGCCCCGAATCGCAGGTGGCGGACCACGTCGGCCCCGACGCTGGCCTGCCACTGGTAGCCCTTTTCAGCGAGGGCCAGCACCTGGCGGGCGGTCTCGCTGTCGGCCAGAATCTCGCCCTCGACGACCAACTCGCCGCCCTGGATCGTCGGCCGGCCCTGGCCCAGGATGCTGCCCAGTTCGTAGTCGTGGCCCATCACGATTGGCACGGTCTCAGGCAGCGTCATCCCGGCCATGTCGATGATCACCGGCTCGCGCGACCAGGCCTGGCGGATCGGTGCCCCGGTGTAGGCGCGAACCGAAAACCGCCGCGGGCCGACTTCGGCCTCGCCGTCGGCGGCCTGCAAAAACGTCACGCCGGTGGACAGCTTGATCGTGCTCATACGAAAATCACTCCGATGTCCAGGTTTTCTTCGTCGTCGTAGTCACCGTAGTCGGTGATCTGTTTCATGCGGGCACCTCGTCGCCGTCAGGTTCGACCGGCTGCGGGGCGGCCCCGGCCGGCGTGATGCCAAGTTCGGCCATCAGCGCCCGCTCGGCGGCGATCTGCCGCAGTTCAGCGTCCCACCGCTTGCCCTGGCGGGCGTATTCGGCCGCCAGCGTGGTCGTGTGCGTGGCCAACCGGGTCTGGGCCGCGGCAGCCTCCTTGGCCGGGTCCACATGCTCGCGCCCGTCCCAGCCCCAGGCCCAGTTCCATTCGGAAAAGGGCGGCAGCCCGGGCGGGATCACGCCGGCCAGGCTAGCCTCGTTGACCCAGGCGGCCAGCACCCGGTCAAGCATGATCCGTTCCAGGTGGTCGCGATCCACCCGCAGATTCATGCCGTAGACCTGGTGGTCCATCCGGCCACTGGCGTAGTTGTACGACGAGCTGTCCAGGGCCGCGACGTTGTAGGGCAGCTGCAAGCAGCGGGCGATTTCGTTGAGAATCTCTTTTTTGAAATCGGCGTAAGTGCTGGTGGGCTGCTCGGCCCGCAGCTGCGAAATGTTCCAGCCCTCGGGTAGCGTGGTTAGGGTCCGCTTGCGAATCTCCAGCTCGGCGAAGGCGTCGACTTCGTCGACCTCCGCGGCAGGGCTGTTCGAGTGAATGAACGCCGCAAAGTCGGCGGCGGTCTCGGCCGCGGCGATCACCGCTTCGGTGTAGCGCCGCAGCTGGCCGAACAGCCGCAGGGCCGGTGCCACCTCGGGCATCCCGCGGTTTTGGCCGGGCCGCTGGACCCGCAGCCAGTGCATCATCTGATTGGCGGGCACCCGCTGGAACTGAAGGTTGTTCACCCGGTAGTTGCTGCCGGGGTGGAAGTTCAACACCTGGTAGGCGATCACGTTGCCGACGTCGTCGAACTCCAGCCCGTCGACCGTGTTGCCCTCGGCGTCGATCGTCTGCCGCATCAGCTCGGTCGGCGTGGCGACCATCTCGGCCTCTAGCAGCCGCAGGTCGAGTTGGACGCCGGGCAGCCGCGGGTTGTTGATCATCAGGGCGAACGCTTCGCCGTCGGTTACCAGGGCCTCGCGCATCGTCCGCAGCTTGGCCGGCAGGTCGACGAGAGTGCCCCAGTCGTAAAACGCCTCTTCGACTTCCCGGGCCGCCTCGCTGGCCCCGATGTCCAGTTGCAGCCGCGGGCCGGTGCCCACTAGGTCGTAGGCCAGCGTGGCCGAGATGCCGGCCAGGTAGCTGTTGTTGGCCCGCTCGAACCTGGCCCGGTTCCGCATGACCCGCCGCTTTTCCGGCGACAGGGCCTTGTCGGCGCTGAAGGCGTCGGCACCCGACCAGTGCTTGTAGTCGTCGCCCCGCTCGGCCGCCTCAAACCGCGCCCGGGCCAGCGGCCGATCACTCGGCTGCGGCTGGCGGCGTCGGCGAAACAGGTCGGTGAAGGCCATCAGCTGGCGTCGAACCCCCCGGGCACGATCTGATTAAACCGCAGGCCGCGGCGGGTGTTGGTCGTCGAGGCGGTCACCGCTGACTTGCCCGCCAGGTAGCGGGCAGCCTCAATGATCTTGGTGATGTCCTGGGCCTGGACCTCGCCGGCGTCAGTCCGCACCCGGGCCGGGTTGGTGGCCGCCGATTCCAGGGCCTGTTCGATTGCGTCGCTCATGGCCTGACGCTACGCAATCAGCCGACCAGGGCCGCAGGGGGTATGGCTACTCGGACGGCCGCCAATCGTGCTCGAACCGCTCGACGGCAAACCCCAGCCGGCGGGCGATCGCGGCGGTCGACGGTGCGAACACCGCCAGCGGGCGGCGCTGGTCCAGCACCCCGCCGGCCAACAGCGTTGCCGATAGCGCCAAGGCTATGCCCCGGCCGCGGTGCCGGGCATCGGTGAACATCTCCAGCGTCTGGTA